GAATTGACTCTTTAATTTGAGTAGGGTTTATCCAGTAATAACAGGAAAAGGTTTGGGCTACGGAGATAGTGCCAGTTTGCGGCATGAACCTGTTTCCCTATTCAAAAGAGGTGATATTATGAAAATATATGATAATGCAATTGAAACAGAAAGAGCATTTATTCATTTTAATAATGTTCAACATATTAGTTGGAATAAATATGATGAAGAAAATGTTGAAGTTAAGATACACTCAATGTCTAATTTCATTATTCAAGTAATGAAATTTGAAGATGCTGAATATTTATTAACAAAGTATAAAGTTCACATGGGGGTGAAAGGATATGGAGTTTAAAGATATTTTTCTTTCAATAGAAAATAAGTGGGAAGTAGACTTAACGAGAGTAGACTTCATTACAATGAAAGAAAATTGGGATGATGGAAACCATCACATTAAGTTACACATCGGAACAAAAGAAGTCCGATTGGTTTGTAGCAATCAAAGAGAAATAGATGAATTAGTAAAACAATGGAAAAATGCGAGGAATAAAAATGAGTATAACAAGCAAAACAGGTGAAGCGACTACCATGAATTTTGGTAAGAAACAGGAGGAGTTTAATCATAAATTCCGTGAATTAATGGAAAAGAAGAGAGCAGAAAGAAAATCTCGCCTTGTTCTAGGTATTTGGGGTGAACCTAAAACTGGAAAGACGGGTATTGCTCTTGATTTTCCCAATAGGCCAATTTATGTTCTTGATTGGGATAAAGGCGTTGAATCAACATGGATTGAACACCACAATGCTACTGATAGAATTCAAATTTATTGTCCTATTGAATTAAACAAAGACAATGTGGTTGATATTGAAGTGAGTGAAGAAAACTCACATATGTTTATTCGCTATGTTCGTGAAAAGATTGATAGTGGTGAGAATCCTATCTTCATCATTGATGGAGTAGATACATGGTTTGAATCATGTATGTTAAAGATTAATCCAAACCCTAGAATTGTTACTAAGGTTATGCCTTATATGTATGGTGCTAGAAACAAAACATTCTATCATCTTCTAGATACTATCTACAATCTAAATTGTGATGTTATTTACATTACTCATGAAACAGAACGATATGTAGACAATTCTCCAGTTGGTGTGCAACCAGCATGGAAAGATTGGGGCGGTAGATTAGAACAGGAAATCTATTGTTCTCGCAAAAACATAAAAGGTGAAATTCACTATATTGCAGAACTCATTGGTTCTAGAACTAATGGTAATTTAGTGGGAACTCGCTTTACTACGAGAGAAGGAACACCACCCAACATTAAATGGAATGGAATTAAAGAATTACAGGAGGGTAAAATATGAAATTTACAATGAATACAAAAGAAATGAGAGAACTACTTGAAAGCATTCAAATGAAGGGAAAATATTCTACTTCAAATGGATTTTCCAATAGCAGTTTAGGAACAGAAGTTTATTTTGTTCTCAATGATAACTTATTGAGAGTATATAATGGAGATGCAACCTTTCTAGTCCGAGCAGATACTACTGTTCAAGGTGAAGAAAATGGAACTTGTTGTTGTGATGTTTCACAAATTCTTTCTTACTGTAAAACCTTTGGCGAAAACACAATGTTTCATGTGACTGACTTTATTACTCTTTCTTCGGGAAGTAAGAAAGCAACAATACCTATTATTTTAGATAATACTTCTTTAGCAATGTATAATGCTCTTAATAAGAATTTAGGCGATGTAACTTATACTCTTTCACCAACTGAACTTCCTTCTTTTGGAACAGGTAAATTTGAAGGAGTCTTTACTTTAACTTCCGATGATTTTGAATCATGTATGCAATCTATGGAATTAGTGAAAGCAGGAACATATAGATTAGATTTTACAGATAATCGTGAAGTAAAGTTTAGTTCCCGTATAAGCACAGAAAACAGATATGAAGAAACAATGAATGCAGTCTATACTCATGGAGAAGCGGCAACAGTTCAATTTACTTCTCCTCTTCATAGATTATTTAGAAAAGGTGAAGTGCTTAATTTCTTTGTAAAAGATGAATTTCCAGTTTTAATTATGTCAAATAACAGATTGTTAATAAAAGCACCAGTAGTAACAGAAGGTTGAAAATATGATTATTAGTAAATATAAAAATAAAAATACAGTCTATGTTTCTTGGAGAAATGAGAAAGGTGAGAAACAAGAACTATTTAATGACTTTATTCCTTATTTCTATATTGATTCAAATGCGCCTAGACCAACGAATTATCCAATAAGTAAATTTTTAGATGGAGAATTTACTTATGTTGAAGGAGATTGGGTTAATTTAGAAGGACAGTCTTTAGTTCGTTGCTATTATGAAAAGCATAGTGATAGAAATGCAAAAGATGCACACGCTAAAACATATGAAGCCGATGTTCCTTATCATTTTCGCTATTGCGTTGATGAATTAAAATCACTTCATGAATATCCTATGCGTAAATGGTATTGGGATATGGAATGGCAACAGGGAGGAGAACACGATGGGGCTATTACTGCTATTGTGACTTTTGATAACTATTCCAAAACATTTTATCAATTTGTTTGGTGTCCTAATAATGAATTTAGTGGAGATATTTACAAAGAGTTGTCTATTGAAAATTACGAAACTAAATTTCTTTGTTTCACAAATGAAAAAGATATGATTAATGGATTCCTGTTTTTAATGGTTAATCATGACCCCGATATGTTGATTGCTTGGTTTGGATTAAAGTTTGATTTGCCTAAATTATTAGAAAGATGTGTAGTTCATGATATTGATGCTAGAAAAATCTCTCCAATTGGAGAGATTAAAGGATTTACTAAGTCCAACGGCTATCATTTTGCCTATGCTGAAAAAGGCTACTCTCCAATTGAGCAACCTATCGGTGGTAGAATTACATTGAATCTTGATTTAGCCTTTGAGCGACAATGGAATGATTCTCAAAGAGGAACATTGCCTTCTCTATCTTTAGAGTATGTCTCTCAAACACTTTTTGGTGAAGGTAAACATGCTGAAACTAAGTTTGAAGACCCTAATGAGTTCTATCGTAGGGCATGGCTAGAAGATTCAGTAGCCTACTTTCAATATGCGCTTCAAGATGTAGAGTTACTAAGAAAAATTGACGAAACTAATTTTACTAGTGAGGCCATTATTTCTTTACAAAGGCTTCTAGTTGCGCCATTTGATGCATGTTTCTACGCTTCACACATGGGTTCAATCTATTTCATGCGTAATGCTGATTGGAAAGCACCGACTGGCAATAAAGATATAGTTAGAGAAGAATATGAAGGGGCTATGATTTATGACCCTCTTAGCGAACAAACTCAAGGACTTCATTTAAATGTGGCCGCTTTTGATTTCGCTGGCCTTTATCCGAGTATGATGATTGCTAGAAATATCTCATGGGAAACTAAATCCTCTAAGCCAACAGAATTAGGCGTGAATATTCTTACTCCTAGAGATTTCAGTCTTGCATCCGAGCAAAAGATGCTTTATTACAAAACTGATAAATTAGGTCTTCTTCCTAGAGCAGTCTTAGAACTCAAGGAATTAAGAAACGACTACAAACAAAAAATGCGAGAAGCGAGAGAGAATAATACTGGTGAATACCAAAAGTGGTATAATAATCAAATGGCAGTTAAAAGATTAATGGCTTCCTTTTATGGTATAGTCGCATTTCAAGGGTTTGGATGGGCTGATGTTGATTTAGCCGCATCTATTACTGCTAGTGCGAGAGAAGCCATTAGAACTGCGGCATTTGTAGCAAAGGGGATGGAAGAATGAATCCGCAACTGAATAAATTGCCGCCCCATGAAGGTTTAGGAGATATTGTTTTTCAAGAAGCAGAAAAAGAAACTGGCGATATTCCTTTTTATCGCCCTTGTCTTTATCGTTGGAGTAAAGAAGAACAGGAGAAATATGAAGAAGAAAACGAAAGAAGTTTCTTTTGTTGGTGCATTAAAGGGGCGAATCCTATTTATGGAGTAATGGCTTGGATAGTGAAGGAGATGGAAATATGATTGAATACAGTATTGGTTTGATATTAGGCTATTCATTAGCAAAATATCTTACACCAAGAGTTTCTTCTATTATCATAGGAAAGTATCATATTCATCATTGGATTTGGTCTTTTTTTATTCTTTTAATATTACTAAATGTTGAGACTCTTGATGGAGTGGTTGGCTTAATTACGGGAATTTGTTTAGAAGGTTTATCTTATAAAAATTGGTCTATTAAGACAAAGGAGATGCGAGGGGGGCTATGAGTATGTATAATTGTAAAGTTTGTTATGACATAGTGCATGTTGTTCATCCCGAATGGGGTATTTGTCATCCCTGTTTTTTAAGAATGAGGAGAGTTATGAAATGAAGAACTATATTTGTCCGAAATGCCTTGAAAAAGAATTCA